ATTAATTACTAGTAACTTAAATAGCGCTATAAGTATCATTTTATTAATGATTTTCTATATTTTTTTTCATTTAACAATATTTGCAATACTGGTGGATGTTCATTATCTTCTAATCCATTAACAACTGATGGAGTATTAATTATAATATCTTTAACATAATTAATAGCGTCTTTTAAATAATCATCATCCATATCAGCAATTCGAGTTATTCTATAAACACCATAATCTTTTTCACCTCGTTTACCATAACCTGCTCTAAAAGCATAATTACGTATTTCTTCATGAGGTTGATCTGCATATTTAGTTAATATTTTTTCATCACCATTATTAGAACATCTAACATAACTTAATCCACCATCAATAATATAATCTTTACCATTTTTATCTTTATAAGATACATAATCATGCCTATGGGTAGACTCTATTATTGTACCATCAGGGGTTTGTAACCCATTATAAACTATTTCTCTCATGTTTTTTATAATTATTTGATTTATGAATGTAATGATTTACTTATTTCTTGATATGATAATCGTATATGATTTGCTATCTCATTAAATGAGTATACTCTATCAGGATAAGTTGTGATAACTGCTGGGCCATTAGGAAATTCTTTTTTAATCATAAGACTTCCTTTTTTCAAATCTTCACTAGAAAATCTAGTATAAATAGACTCATTAAAATATTTCATATTATATTCCTTTTTTAGATAAATGTTTTAGTGTTTTTAAATTATAATCATTTAAGAACATTCTATTGTCCCAAATTAATTCTAATGTGTTCCATAATTCTTGTTCTAGAGGAGTTGATGGTTCACGACTTATTACAGTTTCTAAATCTTTTTGTAATTGTTTAGGGACAATACCATCATTATCATATAATGAATTAGCTATGTTTTGTTTATCCCATTTAGACATACTCCAAAGTATATCATCTACTTCTACATCAATAGTTGGCATATTATTTTGTTTTTATTACATTGTAAATATAATGAAGGCTCCTTGAGGAGCCAAACTATTTGTTGTCTAATTCAAATATTTCTGTTAATTCATCAATATTAATTTCAGGTAATTCCCTAAAACGTTCTATATTAAATGTTGGTTCAAATAACCCATCTACATTAGGTGTTATTAAAGGTTCATTAATTATTTCTTCTAATAATACACCTACTTTATTATTTGGATAATGTTGTATTCTTCTAATAGTGTATATTTTACCTTTTTTTGGTTTATTATCTATTAATTTAAGTTGTTCTAAATTAAAAACATCATTAATACATTCAACTAAACTTCCTATATCCATTATGCTTCTCCTTTAGTATTTGACCAAGGTATATTATTTTGTTTTTGAGTTTCTAATGACGCCGCATATTGCAATACTCTTATTACTTCCATTTGTGATGTTATTAAATTTTTAATATCCTCATTTTGACGTGATTGTTCTTCACTTATTAAAGTTAATTCTTTATTTATTTTAATAATATGAGCTACACAAGCTAAACTAATTAATAAAGTAATCACCAGTAAAACTGATAAAATTGTAATTGCTATAACCATGTTATTTATTTTTAAATTTATTTATTTTAATTAATTCTCGACGAGCATAACCTCTACTAGAATTATTTTTACCTGAAGCGTATATTAGTTGGAATCTCACAATAGTTGGATTCCAACTATTTATACTCATGTTATTTATTTTCTTTCGTTTTGCTTTCATTTTATTTAATCTCTTGGTCCTGCATTTTTAGTAAAACTACTATCATTTTCTTCATCAATCCATGCTCCCCAATTGTTTTGATAAATTATACCTTTTATTGGTACCCAATCTTTTTGAGTAACTGAGTGAGTACCTCCACTCCAATCACCTTCTAATTCTACCTCAGTAAATCTAAGGCCTACAACAGTCATTATTTCAGAACCATTATAAATGTTTCTATGTTTTACTTTTTGTCCTAAATATAAATTCATATATTATTTTCCTCCGTTATTACTCATAGTTGTATTTATTTATAGGGGTTAGTAGATGGTATATCATTAAAGAGAAAAGTTTCAACAGCCTTTACTCCTTCATCCCAAGCATCTGCTTTAATAGTGTTGATAGGTACTTCTTCAAACCAATAAATTATTTCTCCATCATGATAAGAAGTTTTAAACTGTTTGCCATCAAATAATCTTGCAGTTTCATAACCACGTTGAGAAATTGTTAAATAATGTTTATTTGCTACTTTCGGCAGTCTATCGCTACAAAGTACTTTTATAAATATTGTTTCCATGTTTTATTCTTTTAAGTCTTTTAACCACCATTCAGGTTGTGTTGATGCAGAAAAATATGGTTTTCCTGTTCTATCAGATAAAGTAAATTTATATAACCCATATGGTTCTTTTTTACCATTAACATCATATCCTCCACAAAAATACCATCCATTCTTAGTTGGTAGTGATGTTTCTACTAATATTAATTCATACATAAATGTCATATAATGATTTTTAATTTCTTGATTTATTACATTTAAATATAACATCTCAATATTGGAAAGCCAAACAGGTTCTATTAGATTCATTTATTTAGTTAAAGCATTTATCATTTTTTCAGCTATACCATCTGCGTAATCTTCAATTTTTTTACTTATCTTTTGTGAGATTGCTTTTTCTATTTTTGATTGAACATCATAACTAAAAACTCTTTGATGTACTATATTTTTTAATTCTCTTTTTGTTTCCTCTCTTACATGTTGAACAAAATTATCTCCTTCACAAAGATCATTTAATGCAAGTTCAATACCTTTTGAAATTTGATCTTCAATATTTTCATTATGTATTTGAACTTGTTGAATCATTTTTTGGGCGCTAATCCCTAATTCTAATCTTATATTCACCATGTTTTCCATATTGATTCTATAATTTTTTATTTTTTGTAGTCAGGACAGGAATTGAACCTGTTCGGCATTTACCACCTCGTCGATATGGTATCTTTCCATTTAACGACTCTCCGTGAGCACCAACTCACCTGACTAACGAAAGTTATTAAGTTTTTTGAATAGGACTTTACTTTCAAATATACCTACGGTTTCTTAGAACGATAATGTATATATTGTTCTAATTGCGATTTCATCTGCTTTGTATTTGCTAATTTCTGGATCTTTAGCTACTTCAAAGTCTACTGATGAACCGTTTTTAGTTTCAATCCACATCTCTTTAATAAATTTAGCTGATGTGATTTCGTTTTTGTCGTTACGCTCAATTTTAAAAATAGCGACGAGTTGATTATTTACTTTATTCATATTATTTAAAATTAATTCTGTACCCGCATATACTGCTGCTGTAGAAATTCTTGGGTTAGTTAGATTTAATGTATCACCAAAATGCCAATTTGTTGTACCTGATGAACCACCTGTCCAAATTTGTTCTTTCATATTATTGGTTTAATATAGGTACAGGCATTACACCTGTACCTTTATTGTTATTATTTATTTCTTAATTCTAATGATAAGTCTTTAGCAGCTTTAGCACCCATTAACTCCATAAAGTTAACACCACCATTACCACTATTACCTCCACCTGACTGATAATATGGAACCATATTACCTTGATATCTTGCGAACGCTTCAGACCAATATTTTTGTACATTTTGATATGCTGCTAATTTTTTATCTAACGCGCCATCCGCTGCCATTACTCTTTGTTTAGCATAAGCTTCAGCGTCAGCTAATGTTTTAACCTTACGAGCTTCTAAATCAGCTGCTTGTGCTTGAATACGTTGTTGTTCCATATCCTGTTTAGCAACCTCAACTTTAGTTTGAGCGGCAACAATTTGTTTAGTTTGTTCTTGTTTTTGTTGATATTCGATTTCAACTAGTCGTTGTTCACCTTTAGCTTTTGCAGTTAATTGTTGTTGTTGTGCAGTTAATAACTCTTGTTTAGCGACTGATGCTTTAGTTGATGCATCAATTTTCTTAGCTAACATGTTATCAACTCGTTCTTCATAGTCAACATCTGTGATTGCAGCATCTGCAACTGTGATACCATATTCTTTAATAGATGATATTTTACGTTTAATATTACCGTTTTTATCAGTTAATGGATTAGTTTCATAAACACGTTTGTTTTCTTTTTCTAATGAATCATATACTACTTTATCACTTGTCTTTAAAATAAACACTCCATTCTTTAATTGGTCTTGGAAATCTTGGGCCATTTGAGCTCGACCACCACTATAATGTACTTCACTTGACATTAATTGAGCAGATGATTGTAAACATTCTTTAGTATAAGGTGCTAAACGTTTTTGTACTAATGATTGAGGTGTACGATGTGCATTATGCATTTCAATCATTTCTTTTTCATCTACAGGTAAAATATATTGAACAATACCGCTTATACTAGCTGATGTAGCGTCACCACCAAATCGAATTGTTTGTTTACCAATTTCAATAGTTCCATCTTTTAGATCTAAATCAGGAGCATCTGCTTGATATGATACTGAAATCTGATTTGGCCATGGTCTTTCTTTAGCAAAGAAACCTGCATAATAAACCCCAGGTGAATACTGAACAAATTGTTTACCATCGAATTGTTCTACTACTGTTCTTTCACCTGCGTCATTATATGATAACGGATTGAAGAATAATAATACCATTAAGGTCACAATACCTAGTACTGCCTTAATAATTGTGCTTTTGTTTTCCATTTTTATTTTGATTTTGTTTTTGATTTTTTAGATTGTTTTTTCTCCATTTTTGATTTTAGATTTTGAATTGCCTCCATATCTTTTCGGATTTGTTCTGTGGTGGCAATAAACTTATCAATGTCTTGTTGATTTTTCTTTTTAGCCGCTTTCATTAGTAAGTCGTAACTTACTATCACTAATAGTACCACGGCAAGTGCTATTATTAACGCTATAAATTTCATATTTTATTTAATTAAATGTATAATAAGACCAACTATAAAAATTATTAACGAAATTATGTTTAAATATAAATTAATAACCTTACGCTTTTGGTCATCTTTAATGAATGGTTTTGGAAACCACGAAGCTAATAAGAATAGCCACCCTATAATTAATGTTAGACTCATATTATTTATTTAAAATTATCTTTGAAAAATTACTATCAGTTCTCATTCTTTCTAATAGTTGTTGAGAAGTCATATTTTTAGCCTCATCAAGTATTTTATCTTTCTGAGATTGTACATTAAATTCAACTTTAGCTTCTTCACCCATATTCTTCAATTCAGTGACAACAAAGTTACTTAATTCATGTGGGATTTGTTTTGCAGTTGAATCTGTGGTTAAAAACTCCATTGTACCACCACCAGCTACAATTAATAAAGCGTCTTTTTTATTTGGTGTAAAAACAAATAGTGACCAAAATAAAATCATAAATGGGTAACTCCACCACATCCATTTTCGGGACATTCGTTGTCCTTCATCATTGTTTATAAAATAAGCAATAGTTGCTACTACTGCAATTAAAGTAAACAACGCTGTAAATACTACAAACATTGTTTTCGCGTTATCAGCTACTGTGAGCCAATAAAATAATTTATACCAATTCATATTCTTATTTATTTGAAATTAATTTTGCAATTGCTTTAGCTTTTTCAATAATACTCATGTTTGACTTATCAATAATTAATAAAGTATGATATGCTTTAAACTCATTCTCATCAAAATCTTCTACACCAGTTTCATCTATAAATTTAATTTTAGATTCAGTCTCAGAAATAAACATATTAGTAGCTTGAATCTTTTCTTTAGCTTTTTCAATTTGTTCTAAGAATTGTTCACGTTTAGATTTAATAACAAGTTTATTTAAAGCACTACTTCTTACTTCAGCTTGTTTTGACTGACCAAAATGTTTAAACCCAATCATATAGTTACTTTCATATCCTTTATTAAGGATAGTGACTTCATCACCTGGTCTTAGACCATACTGATTTAAATACGAAGGCATTTTATCATTTACAATTACCTTTTCTCCGATTTGGAATTTTCTTACTGACATAACTTTTATTTTTTATTTTTTATTACATATTAAATATAACATCTTGATCTTGAGAGGCCAAACTAGTCCCACCAATAAGCAAAATATTTATCTAATAATTGACAAAATATTCTCCAATCTCTTTGTTCTAATTGATCTGATAAATATAATTCTTCATGAGTTTGACCTCTATTTGACCAATATTCTGTGTACCAATTGTTTCTCCTACGTTCAAGTATTTTAACACATAAACCTAATGCTTTAAGTGCAGGTTTAACGTGTTCTACTTCCCAATTAACACAAGTTAAATCTGGGTTAGAAAATCGTTTATACATGTTATTTAACTTAAATAACAACATATCTTCAACATAACCATGGTCCCAGTCTCTATCATTCCAAATAATAGGAAACCATTTAATTAAGTTTTTAATACTATTTCCAAAGTATCTTATTTTTTGTTCTAAATCCATATTATTTCTAATTTATAGGGATGAATCAAATGTAATTTATCAGATTGATTAATTTCAGTGAATGGTTTAGCTTCATCTATATTATCTGAGAATACAGGATAACCTCCTTCTAATCCACTAAATACTCTAGCATCATCAGTCATCACAATGTATTCTTTTGGTTTGACTAATTTTCTATGTTTACGTTTCTTTTTAATCATGTAATTCGGGTAATAATCCTGCGTGTTCTATACTTGTCCAAACTCTCTCATACCAAACTCCCATTTTAGTACCTTCAAGTAAATCAGTATCTTTTAAACCACTTAAAGCATTTTTAGATAAAACTACTAAACACCAATCTAATTGTTCATCCGCTTCTTTAATTTTACCTTGCCCAATTAGTTGTTTAGCATTTTCATATAACTTTGTAATTGATAATCTTTTTTTCATAACCTTTATTTTAATATAATATTTTAAATCCTGAAAGCCAAAAAAAGGGCCCGAGTATATTTCAACTCGGTTGCCCTGTAACTAAGCGATTAAACGCTCGCTGTTCTTAATACGTCTGCGGCTGATGTTATACATCTCATTTGCTAACGCTTGTGGTACACTACGTACACCTGACATTACATTGGTAATGTGTGATGTTGAATAACCAGTAACTTCTGATAAACGGGTTACATCTCCACTTCTTTTTCTGCTAGTGAAAAAACTCAACTTAGCAGTTCTGTTTAATTTACTCATAACTTATTTGTTTTTATTTACATATATAATATAAGTAAATAGATTTGGAGAGCCAAACTTAAGATACTATTTATATTTCCAAATATAACCTCCTGATGTTTTTTGTCTATTCTGACAACATGCTTGTATATCTCCTTTATGATATTTTTTTGCTTCAGTAATACTGGACCATTCTTTGATGAAATTATCTTCTAAATCATATTGAAGAATGGGTTTACTTATTTTATCAATAAAAACTTTTGATTTAGGTATATTATATGAACCATGTTCAGGACCTTTTGGAACAAAACTTTTAGGTTTTCTTAAATTAAGATTATGCTCTTCTGTTCGTTGATAACTTTTTAAACTATTACTTCTTTTAAGTTTTGTTTCTTCAGATTGTACTCTATTTATCGCTTTTGATTTTATTAAAGATATTGTTTCCTCAGATTGTACTCTATTTAAATTAATTTTATGACCAGGTTTAAATCCACCATTTATTGAGTTTGGGCGTGATATACCCATTGTTGCTCGACTTATTTTTTTATTTCTTTCCTCAGAAAATATAATAGTTGTTGGTCCACCACCACCATTATTTTTATTTTCTAATTTAAACCCCCATGATTTAAATAAACTAATATAATGTTTTTCCCAAAATTTCCACAACTCATCATCTACCTCATCTAATATTAATATCTCACATTTAAACTGTCTTTTATGTGAGTTAAATCTATTTTGAGGATTTCGAGTTTTACCTATATAAAATGGTGTATTATTTTTTATTAAACAATAAATAAGAGTCATACTATTTTATTACAAATATATGTTTTTTAAAACAGTTTTACTTTTTATCTAAACCTAATTGTTTATATCTTAACCATCCTACTTCTTTACCTGTAGCTGGGTTTAGATATCTACGTTTTGTTTTAGGTAATGATTCTTGCATTTGTTCAAATGCTTTAGTACCTTTAGGATATGAAGTAGTGGTTTCATAGGGGCCATTTGGATTTTTATTCATATCAAATTTCCAAACATCTACAGAACCATCTTCATTATTAAATGTTCTTTCAAATTTAATTAATGGTAATGTAGATACTTCAGCATCAATTGCTTCTGTTTTAATTTTACTTGGTCTACCTCTTTTTGCCATAATCATTTATTTTTTATTACATATTAAATATAACATAATAGATGTGAGGAGCCAAACAGAGGGCAAGTTAACCCTGCCCTCTATTCAATTTAACATAATTTTTTGATGATTTAAGACCACTTGTTTTACTTTTAGCGTGAATTCCTGGTCTTTTTGGTTTTGATTTTACCTGATGTGTTTTAACATTTGTGTTTGTTTTTGCTTTAGCCATTATTTATGAAGATTTAAGTTGTGAAATTGCTTCTAAAATTTTCGCACAACCTTCATAGTCTTCATGACATTCAAATATTTTTAGATTTTTTTCAAGTGTATCTAAAAAATTATTTCTTTCAAGTGTTAAATCATAAATTTCATTATCTTCTTCACAAAACACACTTATAACATGAATTCTTTTTTTATTTGTTTTTAAATTTATTAAAATATTTTCAACTAATGATTCAGATATTTTATAATCTCCTTTTTCCATAAGGGATATTAGTTCTTTACCATTTTTAACTGTAACTTCTATTGGTTTCATATTTTAAAATAAATTTAAAAAATTAGTATTTATTTGTTTTTCTTTTAATTTTTGATTCATATCATCCTTTTTAAGGATTTTAGTGGCTAACTTTTCTAAATGTTTACGTTTAGCTGTTTCAAAATCAGCAACTACTTCAATATGTTTTTTACTTTTTTTCATCTAACATAAATATTACCATTTACTGATAAATTCACTTCCATCGTCTAAATCAGTTGGAATATCTAATCCCAATTCTTTTAAACGTTGAGATGTATACTCATCTAATTCCCATTCAACTTCACTATTATATTTAACAACATGGTCTTCTAGACCCTCAATTTGTTTACTAGTGAATATGTCTCCTACATTTATGTAATAACAATTATAACATAATAAGCGAGGATTATTATTTTTATAGTTCTTTTTATTCTTATCTATAAAATCTAATAAAAGCGGCATTTTATAATCATTAACACGACGCTCATGAAATCCACATATATAACATTCTTCTTTTAAAAAACCTTCTTTAATTAATCTATTTTTTATTTTTTCAGGTTTAAAATGATTTATATCAATTCTACCTTCAATTATATCTCTTAAAGCTGGTTCTTTTTTAGAATTATTTAAGAATTTAGGAATTCCTTTACCACTTTGATTTTTATGTTCTTCAAATAGTGTTTTACCATTTTCACTTTTATATAGTTTAGCATATCCTTTATAATGTATGTATGAGACTCCTAAATATCGAGCAGCAGCTCGATTAGATTTAGTTATCCTCATTGCTCTAAGGACATCTTCTTTACTAATAGGTTTAGGTTTGGTCATTGTTGTTTGATTCTTCTACATCAAATTCAGGTTCAACCATATCTGATTCAGATAATCCTGTTTCAAACTCATGAAGAGCTACTTGACCTGCTATTGTTTTACGATGTGATTGTTCTAGTTCAATATATTTTTTGTATTGGTGTTCTTCCATTATGATAATTTCATCATATGTATGATCTCCTTCACCTAACTGAACGTTGACTCCTCTTTTTCTACCAGCAGTTGAACAATTCACACATGCTGTAGTATTTGGGAGGATTTCTAAGCGTTTTGGATGTATTTCTACTCCACATTTAATACATAATTTCATTTTAATTAATTTTTATTCTTCATTATCGTCTTCATATTCATCCCCATCTTCAATACTTAAATCTTCAATATCATCAATTTCTTTTAAAAATTCAAATAATTCTTCTGCGTTGTTTAAGACATATTTAGTTTCGGTTTTATTATCAGTTAATGTATATGGTTTTCCATTTTCGTCTTTACCTTCATATACAAACCAATGGATTATTTCAGCTTTATTTTTACCATGCATTAGTACCATTGTATTTTCTAATGAATCAAATAGTAAATTTTCAATCCCATCAAATGCTATTCCATATTTTGTAGCTAGTTCATTTGATAAATCATATGCTGATGTCCAATTTTCAATAATTTTAATAAACAATTGTTTATCATAACCAGTATTATCTTCATTAAGATCTATATTAACACCTAATATATCACTAAATATTTTATTTAATTCTTGTTTATTACTCATTTTTATCAAAAACTTTATATATTGTTAAAAAATGAGAAATTGAAAGTTGTTTTTGTTGAGCAAAATATTTAATAGCTGATGATAACGAATCAAATTGTTTTGTATCAATTGCTTCATTTGTTTCATCATTGTGATAAGCAAAACTATAATTTTTCATATTTTTTTAATTAATTTGGTTATTTCTTCACATTCAAGATACTTTTCTTGTTCTTCATAAAACTTTAAAATATTATTAAGTATATCTTTAAATTGTGTTTTATTTATTGTTAATGTATAATTAAAATTAATCACATTCAATATTTTGATTTCATTTAACTTATTTTTAATAGCTTCTTTTATAGATATTAAAATATTTTCAAATATAAATGTTTTAAATTCAACTGAATTTTTTAATGAATCAATTTGATCTTGTTCATATATTACTAATTCAATATTCAATGGTGCATATTGTTTTACAGTTTTTGTCATGATGTAAATATATTAAATATGTTTTAAAAAGCCAAACTTTATTATAAATATTTAAGATTATTTTTTGGGTTATGTTGAATGTATTTTCCCCATTTATATCTAGCCCATTCATGAGCTTGTTGTTCAGCTTGTTGTCTTTTTTCTCCATTAACTGATATTGAAGCAAAATGATAAAAATAACAATTATATGTTCTCATCATTTTTAATCCTATAAGTTGACATTTTAAAAAGAAATCCCAATCTCCCACCATACCTTGTTCATAGTTTTCATCCCAACCACCTACTTTTAAATAATCTAATTTAGACATAAAGATAGGTAAAGTAGAGCCTGTTTCTTCTATTTTACCTTGTTTAGATATTTGTATTTCATATTTTTGAAATTCTTTAAGATTAAATAGTTTAGGTTCAGTTCCTAAATTTTTAATATGAAATTGACTAAACATACTAGGACGTGGTTCAATTTGATTAGGAGATAAAACTGAATTAGGTTGGTATGCTCGTATTAATTGTAGGTCCCAATGTATTGGAAATACGTTGTCATCGTTAACAATAAGAATCGAGTCATACTTTGCGTTATATACACCTAAGTTAGTACCTCGACACAGTCCCACATTTTCATTTAAAATGAGTATATCAATGTAGTCTCCATGTTTTTTTAATACTTCTTTATTAATGTTATAGAAACCATCTACAACAACTATTATTTGATTTTTATTGTGTTGGCCTTCAATAGCTGATTGTAAACATAAATCTAATGCTTCAGGACTTTTATAAGTTGGGATAATTACAGATATCGGTGTCATATGTTACTCCAATCTATACAAGGTGATAAATATTCTACTTCACAATGTGTTGAATAACCAGGAACACATGATATTAAATGTGAACCTTCATTCCACAATCTTAAAAACTTATCATGATCACGAGTATATCCTTTAACTAAATCACAATATTCTCTATGGATGTTATAATGCTTTTTAAAAGTTTTAGCTTTCATAGCATATGTGTTTGTAGTTGAAGGAATTGTTCTCCAGTGAGTTGAGAAAGTAGCTAAAATTTTACTTTGAAGATCATTATACATTGGTAAAAAATATTTATCATAATGATCATATAAAGTGATATAATCTACTCCAATATAGTCAAATCCTTCTCTTAAAATATTAGTCCATCCTGGTTTATGAATGTAATCATCTTCTAAGAAATATAAAATTGTTTCATCATCTATATCTTGTTCATAAACATATTCTAATAAATTAAGAAATGATTGTCCATCATTTCCTCCTTGTTTACAAACTAAATTATATCCTTTTGATGATTTAGATAAGAAATGTTCTTCATTTGGTTTACCATCAAATATAACATTTATTTCTGTATCAGAATCTATTGTTTGTTTTAAATTATTCCAACATTTTTCTCTTGAAAACCATTCAGGTCTATTTTTATGAGCTGAATTTGAAGAAAAATTACAGTGTCTAACAAATACTTTTATTTTCATTTGATTCGCTTTAATATAGTTAACCCATTATTATTAGTATAACGTTTATGGAGTTCCCATTCATTGTTTGATTCTAAAAATTCTGTGATGGCTGGCCATAATCCTTTGCCTGATGATTTTTCTCCTTCAAATGTATTTTCTGATGTTAATGGTTCATCTCTATATTCATAAGAAGTTGTATCATGCATTATAATATACTTTTTAGCTTTACTTGAATGTCTTTCTAATTCAGCTTTTAATTGATCATAAGCATGCCATGTATCTAAAAATAATAAATCTGTTTCTTCAATATCTATTTTAAGTACATCTGCTTTAGTGAATAAGAAGTTTAAACCATATTGTTTAGCTACATCATACACTACTTGAATATTTGAACCATAATGAGATGGATCTTCCATATCATAACTAATTAATTTTTTAGGAGCTGCTCCTAAGAAAGCCCATGTTGAAGTTATAGCTCTAACTCCCATTTCAGTTATTGTATCACATTCATAAGCATATTCAAGTAATGTAGGAATATGTTCATTAATATCTGATGGAGTTTGGTAAATTTGATTAACAATTTTTTCTAAGTCGTACATGTTATTTATTTATTTCTTGTTTTGCTTTAATTAAATCTGGAAGATATTCTTTAAAATTAGGATTACAAAGATATGGAGACATTTCATTAATATAAGAATCATCTAATTCCCACCATTTTAATTCTAATAATTGAGCTATAGTTTCCTCATCAAATCTTTTTTTAATTATTTTAGATGGGTTACCTCCAACTATAGTATACGGTTCAACATCTTTAGTTATAACAGAATTATTAGCTAATACAGCTCCATCTCCAATTGTAACTCCACTCATAATCACTACACTTGTTCCTACCCAAACATCATTTCCTATTTTAACATTACCTTTGGTTTGGGGATGTCCTTCTCCATTAAAGTTATTAAATATATTTTGATGAATATGACCAAATGGAAATGTAGTGGCCCAATCTATTCTATGATTACCTCCTAAATATACATTAATATGACCTGATATAGAGCAAAAACTGCCTATATCAAGCCAAGTACCTTCACCCCAATAGTATATTTCGATATTGTGATGTCCATAAGTGTGTTTACCTACACTTCTAATTCTATTTTGATTTTGTAATGCCATCTATTTTATTATATAGGTGTTGATACATTTTATTCCAAACCTCTTGAAAATATTCATCTCTTCTATTAATGTTTTTAATATAATTAGAATAAGCTGATCTGCCAAGGTATTTTCTATCTTCTGTTATAACTAAATTTTTAATTTTAAATTGCTTTGAGTTAGGTATATATTTACTAAAGTCCATAATAAATGTATCTATTGGACCGTATCCATAAATGTCTTTAGGAAATTCAATATAATCTAAAAGTTTTTTAGAATATAATGTCATCCAACCTCCACCAAATTTAAATCTATTCATTGGTTCTAAACTTATATCACCATATATTTTCATTGAATCATCTATTGGATCATTAATTAAAACATAAAATGGATCATTTGGTTTATCATTAAAAAAATCATTAGTAACTAAATCCCAACTGCTATCCCACATTTTAACATATTCTGGAGTTAATATATAATGTGGAGTTGTTTCTTTTATTGCTAAAGATGATTCTAACATTATATTTAAAGTATGTGGGTTAAAAATAATATCGTTATCTAGCATTATAATATCATCTACATCATACTTGTATATGTTATTAATACACATATCAGCACAACCTTTGACATTTTCATCTATATTAAAATAACTTTCATCACACCAGTCTCCATATTTTTTTAATATCTCAAATTTAGTTAAAAAGAAATCTTTTTGTAATATGGAATTTTCCCAATCAATAAAATAATCAGATAATGGATATGTTACATCTAATATAAAATAAAATTTAGATTTATCAACATAATTAGAATTCTGTCTTAATAAAAATAATACTTTCTCTAATTGGTCAATATCATCAACCATAGGAAATAATTGAATAAGAACCTTATGTTTAGTCATTAGTCTTGATGTTTTTTATAAAATCTTTTATCTTCTGGTTGGTACCATTCATCTAATGAAGCTGGAACTCGAGAATGATATCCTAATAATTGTTGCATTTCATATGTAAATGAATCTATTTTATCATATCCTATTGCTCTTGGATAATCTAATAATTGTTTCATAAACGATTTACTTACAGTAATTGGAATTGCTCTTCTATCATCTTGAGTTTTATTTGGAGCTGATGAATGCCATACATTAGCATTAAATAATAAAATATTACCTTTATTACCTACAGCTTGAACAGCATTATCAAAAAATTCTTTATCTGTTGGTTTTCTTTCTTCTAGATGTGAATATGGTAACAAATATGTTCCTCCATTATCTATACTAAAATCATCAACCATTAATAAACAATTAATCATTACATTAAAATCACCAGAATAAAATCTTAAATCTCTATGCACTACAGCTGAGAAATTAGGTTGATTAGGTAAATTATTTAACGCGCTAAATGAATTAATAATACATTTACTGTTAAAATAGTTTTGTTGTAAACTTTCAAAAAATCCTAATTTTTGTAAATACTCTAAAAATTGTATAAATACAGGATTACTTAGTAAAACATGTAATGCTACTCCATCAGTATGGATATCATTATTATTCTTTATTTGAGTGTTTCTATGTTCAATAAATGCTTTATCAACAGCATTTTTTAAAACATTTAACCATTCTTCACTCACTACATTTCGAATAATAGTATATCCTTTTTCTTTTAGTTCTTTTGAGTTTTGAGGTGTCATTTTAAAAATTTTTCTCCTTTAATTCTATTTCTTATAATTTTAGCTGGTGAACCATATGCTAAAACATTATCAGGTAAAGATTTAGTTACTAAACTTCCTGCTCCAACAACTGTATTTTCACCAATTGTTAATCTATCTATTATAGTTACACCTAATGTGATAGCTGAGAATTTACCTATTTTAACATATCCTCCAGTTATTGAACCAGCTGATATACTAGCAAATTCTTCTATTTCACAATCATGTTCTACTTGAGCTCCAGTAGCAAAAAAAGTAAAATCACCTATTACTGCTTTAGGATTGAATATACATCCAGCCATTGCTACTATTCCTTTTCCTAAAACTACATTATTTCCTATAATGACTGAAGGGTGAATAGCATTTACAAATTCAAAATCAGGTGCTAAGTTTTTTATACATTCATAAACATAATGTCTAGACCAATTATCACCAATTGAAATAACACCACATTCAATATTATATTCTTTAATTAAGTCAATAATATTTTCTTGTCTGCCTAAAATTTTATATCCAAATCTATCACTACCAATTTCATGAACTGAATCTATAATACCAAGTATATTAAACTTATTCATCTTCTCAATTATATCTATTGTATAATGAGCTTGGTTTCCACCACCTATTAAAACTATATTTTTCACTATCTATTAGCTTTAGTGTATACTTCAAATTTAGATAAATCTGGATATGGTAACTCTAGATCTTCATTATGTTTAGGTTTACCATTAATATCATAAAATTGATTCATTAATAATAATCCTCTAGCTGCTAATTCAGGCATCATATAAAAATTCCATCCTAACATATCTAAATTATCATCATGATATGAACACTCACGTCTACCACTATATCTAGCTCTTTTAAACCATAAATATGCTTCATGATTATCAGTTAATATAGCTCCACCTTTACTTAATTTAAAATGCTTATAAGGTCCAGTAAATGAAATACACATATGTGTTCCTGGTTTGTACATATCATGAGTAAAACTTAAAGCTGAGTCCCATACATTTGTAGGTTCTAATTGATATGCTCCTTTAATAGTTTTACCTTTAACTGGACTGAAATTTACTTTTGCTCCAGCATGAATAATTTCACATGGTACTGATGGGTAAGTGCGAGATGGAATTGTTATTTCTTTTCCTTTTACGTTTTCATACATTAATGCTAAAAATAAAGCATTTGATTGATTATCAACAGTTACAACGTATTTAGCACCTGTATATTCAGCTAAGCGTTTTTCAAATTCATTTGTTATATCGTAAACGTTTTTCATAATTAAATAATATTATTTAGGGTAAATATTTCTTTTATTTTATCAATTATTGTTTTCTCATAATCTAAATAATCTAGAGCTAATTGATAATTTTTTTCTATAGCATCTTTTCTTGATGTATAATATTCTTCATTTAATGTATTAGAAATATAAATAAGATCATCTGCGTTTTCAAACTTAATTATTCCTTCTTTATCAAAATATTTATCTATATCTGAACATCCCCAGTATATAGGAATAGTTTTAAGTAAAAAGCAATCAATTATTTTTTCAGTGAAATAACCATTATGTGAGGTATTTTCTATAGCTATACCAAACATTGAATCTCCAAATATTTCAGCTTTACCTTCCCTAGCATTTTTAATGTCATATCTATCTCCATAAACATCAAAGAATTTAGTAGGTACTGTTATTTCATTTTTTCTAGCTAAAATTTCATGACGAATAGATTGACCATAAGTTTTTAATAATTTACCACATAAATGAGATAATTGAAATTTTTTAGTGTATTCTACTCCATATTGTTCTGGAGTAAACCATGTGTTTCCAAATTTAAAAAATATAGTATTAGAACAATTATTAATTACTCTATCATCCCAAGTCATTATTACTTGGAATAAATCTTTATTTTGAATAGCCCAATCATGTAATCCAAAGTATTCATTTGGCTCTTGAAGTACTAATATGTTAATTGAAGATAAATCGTTTTGATTTTTAGGAACATCATCTATGAATAAAGAAAAATCTATATGACTTACATCATATAGATCTTTTTTTATGCGTTCTGAATCTAAATGGTTTATAAATAGTTTCATAAGGTATTATAAAAATTATTTTGTTTTTCTTGTTTTTCTATTGATTTAATATGATATAAACAAAAATCTTCTGTATCATAAGGTAGAGTAGATATAGTTTTATAACCATCTAATACTTCATGAACTTTATTTTTCCATTTAATACCTTGATTCAATTTAAACAATCTCATTTGAGGATCTGGAAAGTTGACTCTATCTTGTTCGTCAACTCTCCATCCCCATTTTTGAATATGTTCTTGAGTTAAACCATTTACTTTATTAACTCGAGGTATATAGAGACAATCTATAGTTGAATTAATTTTAAGTATTGGTTTAATATTTTCAATTAGAAATTCATTTGGCATTTCATCAGCATCAATCTGAAATAAGTAATCACCAGATGCATTTTCAATTAATTTATTTTTGAATGTAGCAAAATCACAATTAAGACTAAAATCTAAAGATATCATTCTATGGTTAAACACTTCATAATATTTAACTAATAATTTAGTAATTTCATCATTAGTTTTAGTCATGTCTCTTAAAACAATAACCTCATCTTCTTCATCAATATTGAGTGATAAAAAATTAAGTAATGAATCTAATTCTTCTACTTCATCACAAACTGTTATACCGTAACTTACTTTCATATTATTAATATAATATTATTTTGGTAGTACACCAATATAAGATAAAGCTTCTATATAATCACGTTCTTCAAAATGCTGTTGAGTATTCATATCCATTCTCCATTCAGCATAACCTCCATTTTTAAGTTTGAATTTTTCTTTTTCTTCTTCTTTAACAGAAACAGCTAATACGGCTGTCCATTTCCAATTATTAGGTCCTGTACCATTAGCAAATACCATTCCTTTATCAGGAATATTTACTGTTGATGGAATCCAAATTTTTCCTGTTTCATCTTCAACTATTAAAGATTTATACAATTCAGGAAGAATATCCATTTGTTCTTTTAAAAATTCACTGTCTATTTTCATAGCGGTGTTAGATGTGAAACCACATCCATAACACCAATATAAATTAACATCTAAATTTACTTCTTGTTTATAACAAGCATCTGATCCACATCGATCACAAATTACTAAATTATCCATTTATTTCTATTTTTTTAAGTTTTGGTAGTTCTATTTTCTTTAATTGAGGTAATTTTAACTCAATAGCCTTAGGAAATTCAGGAATATATTGAGTTAATAATGAATCTACTTTATTTTTCATTTTCTCCCAACTAAATTCAGTTTTACTTCTATATGCTTGACGCTTAGCTCCTTCAGTATAGTTTTTATAATTTTCAAATACATCTTTAAGAGCATTACCAATTTCATTATAATGTGGACTAAACCATTGTGATTCAGGAATTAAAAACTGATTAGCAGCACTTGGATGTACATTTTTCAATTCACCATTAATAGCTACTACAAATTCAGGATTTAAGAAATCCATATGTCCACTCCAATTACTTACTATAATTGGTTTTTTAACTAAACTAAATTCAAGTAATGGACGACCAAAACCTTCACCTTTAGTTAAACTAACCATTGCTTTTACTTTTGGATGATTATATATTTCATTTATTTCATTGTCTGTAAATTCACCATGTAATAAATAAACATTTGGTAAATTTTTAGAATCTACTGTATTTTTAATTTGTTGAATTTTATTTAAAATAATTTCTCTATCAACATATGATGATACAGCTCCAGATGTTTTTAAAATTAAAGCAGGTTGTTTGGCTTTATTTTTAAATGTTTCAAAGAATGATTTTATTAGTAAACTAACATTTTTTCTATCTTCACCTAAATCTCCATTCATCCAATGACCTACAAATAAGTAAGCAAAATCTTCTTTAATATCTGATATAGTATCACTTAATACACTTGCTCCTTTAATAGCTGGTTCTTGAGGTAAATAAATATCTAAATTAGCTCCTTCAAATAATACTTCAATAGGTTTATTTAATTCAATAATACCTTCAACTTGGTTTGTTTGCTTATTACGTTTTTCAAATTTACTATTTTTGAATACTTGTTTAGAGTGTTCTGAAGATATTAATGTTAGATTCATTCTATTTGCTCCTTCAATTAAATCAGCAGCACATATGTTTGATTCAACACCCGCTGTCACACCTATATTGTATTTTCCTATAGGCATAAATTCATTTGGAACAGTTATTTGCATCCATATTTCAGGTTGTTTAGGTAACTGAGGTGTAGCTAAAACATAGTCATATAAAAATGACCATTCAGGATTGTCTTTACAAAATCCCCAAGCACAATCACCCCAACGTTGAGGAAGCAATTTAACATCGTATTTGTTTAATTCAATAATTGCTTTAATTAAATCACGACTGCGGGCACTATAGCCACTATATACATCAAATGGTGATGATATAATAAATAACGGTTTATTCATAACTTTATTTTTATTAGTATATTAATTTATGGTTTAATGTTTTTTTCTTAACTTCATTAGTGTTAATAAATTCAAATTTTTCTCTTGGTTTCCAAGTAGTAAATAATTCATTAATAGCTTCAATAACTCTGTTAGACATTTTTTCACTTGTAAATCCTGCTTCATCACCTATAGCCCATTCTCTCCCTGCTAATCCTCTTTCTACTCTTTCACTTATAGACATATCATATAATTCTTTAATACGTTCAGTAGCATCTTCTGGTCTACATCTGTCATCAAAAATATATGGAGTTGGAGGTGAACCCATGATTGAAATATTACTTGGAAATACTGGAAATGCCCATTTACCATGTTTTTTATAAGTACCTCTATGATTTGAAGGTACTTCTGAATCAAAATCAATCCATTCGCCTTTATCATTTTCAAAACGCATTTGATCTTGCATTCCACCTGTTACATTAGCTATAATTGGTAATCCAGCTAACATAGCTTCAGTTAAACTTAATCCCCATCCTTCATTTGATGTTAATAAAATTTGAGCATCAGCTAAATTATATAGAAAATTCATTTGTTTAGAATCTTTTCTATCGGTTGAAAATATAATATTATCTTCATATCCATTAAAAAATAATTCTTTAACAGCTAATAAATCAGTTCCATGATCACTTACTAAGTCTGTATGTAATACTAAAGCACATTTTTTAGCTTGTTCTGATGTTAATCCATCTAAAAACAACTTAAATGCCATCATAGTATCAGGAATTTGTTTACGACGGATATTTCTAGAATTAAAAAATAATACAAAATCATATTCTTTATTTTTAAAGAATTGTTTTCTAAATATGTTAAATTCTTTCCAATCAGTATCACCTTCAGTTAATGGTCTGAATACATTTTCATTTAAACCATGAGGCACATATTTAATGATTTTTGATTTAGTTTTATCACCTAAAACTAATTTATTGATATTTACAGTTTGTTTTGAAATACCTAATAAAGCATCACATGCTTCATAATATGGTTTATTATAATGAGGTGCTGGTAAATCATCCCAAATGTTTAAATAAACAATTGGAGTATGTTTTCTAATTTCATTTTCAATATTAAATAACCAAATAAAATATCTTGGATCAGTAATCAAAAATATAGCGTCTGGTTTTTCTGCTTGTAATAAATGACGAATTAAAGTAGTATCACCATAACCGTTAACTGGATATAATATAATTGATGAATCATCTATTCCAGCATGATGATTTGTATCTTGAGATAAATCTAAACGTTTACCTACTTCTGGATGTTGAATTGCTCCCGCAACATTTACCCAATTAAAATGATGAGCACTATTAACTACTAATTCTCTAGCTACAGTTGCTACTCCTGAATGTACTCTAATATCATCACATATTAAAAGTATTTTCTTTCGATCCTTTTGAGGGACATAACCTAATTTTTCTTTCATATAACTTATTTTATTTGATGGTTGTGGATTGATTTTCTAAATGTTTCATCTTTTAAATAGAGATCCAATACTCTATCTGTTAATTTTTGTAATGAAAATTTATGCTTAATACATTGGATTTTAAATTCCTCAAATAGATCCTTATCTACTTTTACTGAGGTTAGAATTTGATTATCTTTACTTGCCATAACTTAGTTTATATATATAAATATATACAAACTTTGTTAAAACATACTTTTATCACAAATTTCTTTTTTAGAAGAAAAAGGACAATATTTGCAGTTCCAATCTGATGGATTGGCTTTATATTCTCCGTCTTTTATAGTTCCATCAGTATTAAAAACATCTTCAATAAATTTATTTACAGCATTAGTTGCTTTCTTAGTTTTTATTTTACCTGATGGAGGTACATAAATTTGAACTCGTTTTTGAGGAAAATCAGACTCAGAATATATTTTACGTTTAACAATAAAAAATTCTATTTCAACATTATCTGGGTCTATATTAAAATGTTTACTTAAATATTCTTTATATAATATTAACTGATATTGTTTAGATTCATCTTTTTTCTCTTTATCACTCCATCCTCTAGTTGATGTTTTAATATCAATAATTTTGATAGTATTTGTAGGTTCATGATATAATACAAGATCAAGATATCCTTTATATAATACATTTTTAAACGCCTTATTCGGTGTTATTACAAGTGGGATCTCACAACCTACTAAATACCACCCACGTTTACTAAAATAATCTGATTTATGTTTTTTAACCCAAGATATTATTTCTAATCCATCATCATGAAATTCTCTTAATTCCTGAGATGATGAAAAATGAGTTTTATTATTATCTTTATAAGCTACTTGATATTGTTCTATAAATTTGTTTTTAAAATATTCTTCAATATCAAATTTATCAGCTTCAACTCCACTTTGTTCATAAAGTATAGTTAAATAATGTTGAAGAGTCTCATGTACCGCTGTTCCAAATACAGTATGGATACTAAATGAAGGTACTATTAAACCATCTTTATATTGTAGTTTCCATTTATAAGCACAACTATTATATATAGTCATTTGACTATAAGATATACTACGCTGGTAAGCATAATTTATCTCAGCTAATTGTTGCTGTTGAATTTGTTTTACTATTTTGGGTAATGATTTACTCATTTGCTGTAGGTGTTTCTTATAGCGGCTCCTAATTCCATGTTATTAGGATATTGCTCAATTAATTTTTGAATTGTAGGAATTATAGACATTTCTTTTTTAAGATATTGAGCTAAATCTAATGCTTCCTCATAAGCATGATTCATAAAATCATCCTTATTATTACCTTCTAATGTGGTACCATATTTTTTAACACCCCTATCAGCGCGTGATTTTAAATCACCCATTACTTGACATGTAATTTTGTCTTGTGGTAAAGCAATAAGATCAGCTGTTAAATTTTCTCTTCGACCATAATCGTTATCGCCAGGTCCTATTAATCCGTTTTCTCCTGATTTCATATTTATTTTGTTAATTCTTTTATTTTTTTATCATCTAATCCAAAACTAGATAATATATCTTTAATTTGTTCTTTATTAAGTAAATTTAAGTATTCAATTACTTCTCTAATTGAGCACTCAAAATATAAAGTCATATAATTTACTAGTTCTTTATTTTTTGAATTAGAACTTGATTTGATATATTTGTTCCAAATTTTTTTCTTAGGTACTAAACTACAATATATTTTGTAATATTTTTCTTTATCAGTAATAGGAAGCATTTGTATATAATCAATCAATTCTAAATAATCTTTATTCATACTTAGTAATCGATTGATCATATACGGCTCAAATGATTTTTTCTGCTCATTTGAAAATGAATCCCATGAAGTCTTATTGTATGTGACTTCTTGAAGCCAATCAAATATTGTAAATTTATTTGCTTGCTTTTTGGTACTCGGCATACTCTTCTCTTAATTCTTTAGGTAAAGTGTCAAGTAAAATTTCACCAGTTTTAACATCATAAAAACATGGTACTGGAATTACTCCATCTTCTGATGTACCAGTTAAAAATTTAGAGATTTTTCTTAATACAAAACCTTCTGTAAATACGTGATTTCCATTTTCTGATGTTACAGGTTGAGTATTTTTTAAATCAATGCTTACTTTTAAATCTTGTGGTTGGTTGTTCATATTATTTTATTTGTTTTAATTATTTGAAGTATTTTACTTATTGTTGCCATTATATTAATTTCTTTATCTAAGAAAACAGATTGAGATCTATACATACTTTCTTCAATGATTATTATTATTTCACCATCATTATTTCTAGAGTATTTAGATAAATTATCATATAAGTATTTATATAAATCAGTGAAGTCTTCTATATCACTATTAGCTATAATTTGTCTAATATTAATTAATGATGATGAAGTTGGTTTTACTAATTCACCTAAAACTTTTTCTTGATATCCATTGTCAACACCAGATAAATTTTCTAATTTTAGAACTCCATTAACTGTATACTTTTGACAGTTATTGATTATTTTTCTAAAATCTGGATAGAATTTTTTAATTAATAAAACAATGTCCTCAACAGTATGTTCTATGTTTTCATTGTTTAAAATACTATCAATATGTTTAGCAATTACTTTTTTAGTTGGAGGTTGTAAATCAAATTCTTGACATCTACTTCTAAGTGGTTCTATTAATCGTTCTGGATAATTACCTGTTAAGATAAATCTAGTTGTTAAACTAAATGTTTCCATCATGTTTAATAATATAACTTGAGATGCTTGAAGTAGGTGAGTAGCTTCATCTAATATCACTATTTTAAGTGGTTTAAATGAACCCGCAGATGCAAATTTACCTACTTTATCTCGCATTACATCCATACCTCTTTCATCAGTAGCATTAATATATAAGTAATCACAATCAATATTGTTTACTAATATTTTAGCTAATGTTGTTTTACCAGCACCTGGTTTTCCAGCAAATAATAAATGAGGTATGTCCTGATTAGTAATAAATTCTTGGAATTTAATTTTATTCTCTTCAGTACAAATGTATGTATCTAAAGATTCAGGACGGTACTTTTCATTTAATATTGTATGTTTTTTATTAATCATAGTCATTAAAACATTCCTCCTAAATCCATACCAGGTGTTTCTTTTTTATCACCTGGTTTATCTACAATAGTACATTCTGTTAATAACATTGTACCAGCAACTGATGCTGCATTTTGAATTGCATTACGTGTTACTTTAGCTGGATCAATGATACCTTTTTCCATCATGTCTAATATAGTTTCAGATTTAAGATCATAACCATACCAATAATTAGTATCATCTTTAGGTTCTAATTTATTAATTAAATTATAACATTCTGCTTCTGGATAGCCAGCGTTAGTTAAAATCTTTATAAATGGAGCTGCACATGCTTTATAAACAATGTTTTTACCAATATAGATATCTGAGTCTAATTCAGATCTTGATTTAGTAATTGCTTCACGAGCATATAATAAAGCTGCTCCACCACCAGGTACAATACCTTCTTCAATAGCGGCTTTAGTAGCATTTAAAGCGTCATCAACTCTATCTTTAGTTTCTTTCATTTCTAATTCACTATTTCCACCTACATGAATAATAGCAACACCACCAATAAACTTAGCTAAACGTTCTTGTAATTTTTCAATTTCATAAGATGAAGCTTTAGGATTATCAATTTGAGCTTTTAATTCTTCAATACGAGTTACAATAATGTCTTCTTTACCTTTACCATCTACAATTGTAGTTGATTCTTTAGTAATAGTAGCTACTCGTGCTTGGCCAAACCAATCCCAACTAAATTTATCTAATTTCATACCTTTATCAGGTGAAAATACAGTACCACCAGTTAAGATAGCAATATCTTCTAAAATTAATTTTCTACGGTCACCAAAATCAGGAGATTTAACAGCACATACTTTAACAATACCTCTACTTTTATTAAATAATAGTGTGGCTAAAGCTTCACCATCAATTTCCTCAGCGATAATCAATAATGAACGATTTTGAGCTGATACTGCTTCAAGTACTGGTAGTAATTCTTTAATTTGATTAAAACGTTTATCAGCAATTAAAATAAGAGGATTGTCTAATACTGCTGTCATATCGTTGTTATTAGTAACAAAATATGGTGATTTATAACCTCTATCGAATTGCATTCCTTCTACAGTTTCAAGATATGTTTCTCCGTTTTTAGATTCTTCAATGTATACAACACCTTCTCTACCTACTTTTTCCATTGCTGTAGAAATCAATTCACCAATTGTTTCATCTCCATTAGCAGAAATAGTAGCGATTTGTTTCAATTGTTCTTCAGATGAAATTTCTTTCACTACATTTTTATATAAATCTGCTATTACTTCTTTTACAGCTGAGTCAATACCTCTTTTAATTTCAACTGCATTAGCACCTTTATTTAGGTGATTTAAACCTTCATTAATGATGGTTTGAGCTAATAATGTTGAAGTTGTAGTACCATCACCTGCGTTGTTTGCAGTTTTAATAGATGTTTGTTTAACCATTTGTGCACCTAAATCTTCAACTGGATCTTCTAATTTAGTAACCATTTTAGCTACTGTAACACCATCTTTAGTTGAACGAACTTCATCGTTTTCAACATAAACAACATTTCGTCCATTAGGACCTAAAGTAGCAGTAACTGCGTCTGCTAACTTATTTACACCTTCAGCTAAACGTTTTCTAGCATCAGGACCAAATACAATAATTTTATTCATTTTCGTCTTCTATAATAGTTAATATTTCTTGATCTTTTAAACAAATAAAGTCTTCATTTTGTATAGTAAATTTAACTCCACTAAATGATGGGAAAGCAACTTTATCTCCTACTTTTACTTGAATAGGTATTAATTCACCTGTTTGAGTATATGAACCTACTCCAATGGCTGTTACAATACCCATTTTAGGAAGTTCTTTATTCATATCTGGAACAATAATATTTCCATACTGTTGTTCTTCTTCCTCTAATTGTTTGATGATCACATGATTGTGAACTGGTTTTAATTTCATAATTTATATTCCTACGTTAATAATTTGTTTTAATTCATCTTTAACTCGATTGTATTCTTTAATATACGATCTAATACTATTATATTCTTTAGTATGATTGATTTTTAATTTAGCTATACCATTTAAACAATTTTCAAATTGAGTATAGTAACCATGAGATTTATAAGTTATTTTATCTCTATTATCATCTGTGATAACTTTTTTTCTACCTCGTTTAGGTTTGGCGTTTTCATCTGCAGTGCATGCTTCCCATAATGTAAATGAATTACTGTCCTTAGAGATGAAATAAGGTTCAATTGATGGGTCTTTAATTAATGTAGCGGTTTTAAATAATTCTATATCCATAACTTTTTTTATTTTTATATAATATAACATCCTTTTGTTAAAAAGCCAAGTTATTCTTGTTTTCTTACAACAAAATACGTTACTTCTAATACATCATCGTAATTAAAGTGAAGTTTCATTAATCCTTCACTGAATATACTAAGTGTACCAGATTCAGCAGTTTTATTAGCGCTTAATATTTCTTTTAATACTTCAGCATCAAACGGTAAAGATACAGCTGAATTTACTGTTGATGGTACTGAGTATGTTATTTTATTTGAATATTCACCATCATCGCCTAATATAAATTCTAATACATTGTCTCCATTAAAATTCATATTACTATTAACTATAATATGGTTTGTATCAGGTAAAGCGGATTTAGCTTTAATTAAAGCAGAAATTTGTTCATTATTTAATGAAGCTTCAACATTATATGTTTGAGGTTCATCTACTTTACCTACTTTACCTATAAGTAAAGTATCAGCTAAAGCGTATGTTAAATCGTATTGATTGTCTTGAATATTTAAACGATTAGCTATACCATTATGCTTTATTATATTTAATAATAAAGTACCTTGAGTTATACCTATTAATTTATTTAATTGAGTTGTATTAAAAATAGCTAATTCAGTATCATGTATTTTTAATTCTTTAAATTTAAGTTCACCAATCATATCTCTAGTTGGTAACATGAATTTAATATCTAGTGTTTCGTCTTTTATAGACCATTTTACAGCCTCAATCATACCATTTAAGTAATATTTTGAGATGATATTCTGTAATGTTAATTTATGTATCATAACTTATTTTATTATAAATATTTAAAATTTAAAAAATTTGCTTATATTTTCATTTAATAATGGAAACTGCCATTTCAGATCTTTATAAAGTTCTTTTAATTTATTTAATAATAGTGATTCAAAAATCTCATCTATATCAATAAATTCCCTAACAAATTTTTCTATTTCTTCAGGTACTTTAGCATTTGGTAATCCTATTGTTTCTAATTTATAGACATTAGGTTTTAAATTAATAATAAATATTTTATCACCTTCAATAATGGATTCATATTTAGTATCTAGTTTTTTAAACTTTAATAAATCATTATATCGAACAGCTGCTTTAGTATTAGCAGGTGCTTTAGTTCTAAATGTACTAAACATTTCTCCAGCTCGAGATGGAATATAATATGCTCCCATTTGTTTAACTCCAGTTGGTTTACCTAATTGTCTTGGATCTAATGTTTTAAGTGTTTTATAAAAATTAATAATGTCTGTATCAATATCTGTTTTATTTTTACCAAACAATATGTTTTTAATAAATTGTTCTCCAAATGATTTAAATAGTTTATTCATGTTAGACTTCATTAATTCAAGTCCTTTCATGTCTAATTCTTCAACATTTATACCTTCTTTATTAGTAACATACATTGCATAACGACGTTTACCTGTTGTTAATACACCAGCACATATTACTTCTTGTTTTAATTGGAAATAGTGAGTACCGGATTTGATGTTGAATAATTTTTTACTTAATCCATTTAAATAATTATTAGAGTAGTCTTGTATTTCAGAAGCTATTTCTAATATTTTATCGTTTTTATCTTTAGGATCTAAATTTGGAAATCTATATTTTAATAAATCACCTAACACAATATACATAGAATCTGTATCTGAGATGCATATATGTTGTTTATCTATTTTTAATTCATCATTTATAGTTTTATTAACATATATAATAGATTCTTGAGTTAATCTCTGTCCTGAATTAGTAATAGCAGCACTACATATTAAATTACCGTCTGTATATCTCCATCCAGATTTAGCATATGTACCATACATAGCATTTTGTAAGATTTTAAAAGCATGTTGAAATAAATCATATAATTTATAGTTAGCCCAATCTTCTTCCTTACCAGCTTTCTTTTTTAATCCTCGATAATGTTCTCGTTTTTCAAACCATCCATGTAATATTTTAGAACATACACTTTGTTCATCTGTTTTAAAAATAGCACCTGATGCTGAAATAGTATATTCATTTGATTCAATTAAATCAATTAAAGTTTTTAACTTAATATTAGCTGATTTAAGAGTATAATTAGTTTTATCTAATTTTTCAACAACTACAATTTCATCTGGATCTCGTTCTTTTAATTTTTCAAGACTATGATTTTGTTCATAAGTTGGATTATGATCTACTCTTATTCTACCTACTAATGTTTCAATACCTAAATTTAATGATTTGATAATTGAAGGATATAGTGAGGTAAAGTCTAAGTCAATAACATCAAAATATAGACCAGGTATTGGTTCTAATAAATATCCTCCAGCATAACTATCTTTTATATTTTTAAGTGATGGATTATGAGTTGTTGGTTTATTTGGTGAAACTATACCTTCACGTTTTAAATATTTTAAAATAGCACCTTCATTCATAACTGTATTCCAATAAATACTTTCATATGGAATATTACAGATATGAGAAATCATAATTGTTAAATTAATAAATTTAAGTTTACTTTCTAATGCTTCAACAATTTCAACATCTCGTAAATTATAATCTATAAATTTCTCAGGATCATCTCTAAATAAAGTATTTAAGTTACCTTCATATTCAATTTTACCTAGGTCAACATATTTAATACCTATATCACCTAATTTATATGATGGTTCTTCCTTCATAATGTACTTTTTATGAAGTAACATATAATCCAAATGGTTAATACCAGCTATTGTTATTTGGTTTTCACCATTAAACTCACGTTCATCTATAATACCTAATGGTGATAAACGATTTACTTCATTACCTACAACAGATTTTAATCTATAATATAAATAAGGTATATCAAAATATTCTGAGTTCCATCCAACTAATATTGTTGGATCTAGTTCTTCAAATTTATCTATAAATCGTTTAATAAGTTCTTTTTCAGAACTACAAGGTATAATAAGTTTATCTCCAGTATCTATTTCTTTAATTTGATTTGTTTTATCAACTATAAAACATATTTTTTGTTTAGTTGTAATATCAATTAAAGCAATTGATGTTATAGGCATAGGAGCAGACTTTATATAACTTGGAGTAAGTGCTCCTCCCATTTCAATCTCAATATCTATATAAACTATATTTTGAAAAGATGGAACCACATCATCAAATTGATAATATAATTCTCGAAGTACAAGTAATTTCTTGTCTATATCTTTTTCTAGTAAGTTTGGATCGTTTTTATCTAATTTTTTTGTAGGTACAGCCCATCCACCAGTTAATACAGGTTGAGCTCCTTCTCTCCATTCAGGTACTCGTTTCCAATAAGTAGGTTGGAATTGAAACTCCATCCAACCTTGTTTATCATCACGAATATGATAATTATAAGTTCGATAATTGTAATAAATTGATTGATACATATATATAAAGATAAGAAAAGCTCCCTAAGGAGCCAATCTTATTTTATTCTTATTTTTAAGCTACTTGTGTAACTGATGCTATTATTGAAGGCGCTGCTGGAATATTACCTACAGCTGTTATATACTGGAATTGAGTATTTGTTTGATCAGTTTGATAAACAATTTCAACATATGAACCTGAAGTAAAAGTGTCTACAAAATTCCAAGCTGGTACAAGATATTGATTATTAGAAGTAGGTCCTATTTTTGTAGCAGAATTAGCTATATTAGTACCATTTCGTTTAAACCATATATCTACTGTTGCTCCAGTAGCTGTAAATAATTGAGCTGAGAATTGTATATTATATATACCTGTGTTTTCAAATGTTATTCTACTTCCACTAACTAAAGATATACCACTAGAAGATCCAGTTACACTATATATAAATGATCCAGATACATTTTGTGTAGGTAATATACTTGCTGTATGGTAAAGAGATATATAATTAAATTGTTTTTGACCATTAATATATAAACCAGTACCTACACCATTACTTGCTAAACTTAATGAACCTGTTATTGTTTGATTACCTACATAATTAGATGAACCAGTATAAAATTGAGAACCAGTCACTATAAATATAGTATTTCTAAATGTAGCTGAACCACTAACTATAATACTACCACTTAATACTGTATTTCCTGTGATAGTATTTGAACCAGATAAAATATGTGTACCTATAAATGAAGTTGAACCA